AACAAACCTGGAATGATCGCTTCGTACTCGTATGTGAATATTGTGCCATTGGCACTCAGCATCCATTTGTTGTTGCCATCAAACACGATCTCATACAGTTGTGCCGCACTCATACGCACACTGGTCTTGTCTTCCCAGTCCACTATTATCTCTGTGCCTTTTTCTTGATTCATGACCGCCTGGTACTCCCAACTACCAAACTGGCTGTCCCATGCCGCCGCAAATGATTTCTTAGCATGTTTGGCTCTGTTGATCTCTGCTGATGTTATCACAGGTCTAATCTGACCTACAATGGTCTCCGGACCCATGTTCAATGCTCTAATAACACTTGGATACAGTGAGTTTATGTCAACAGACCCTATCCAGTCGTGTATTCCTTTTTGTGGAGTTGCCACGTGGGCTCCTGCCGCCGGTTGATTTTCCTCACCGTCTTTCTTGTATTTCCTGCCCGGTACCTGCATTCCACGTCTGTGTGTCTCATTTACGATTGCCTGTTCTGTAACCGCGACCGCACCCATTGTGGTCTGTAGTAGTACAGTGTTCTGGTGTGCTATCTCATTGGCTAGTTCTATGAACTTTAGTTTCTTTTCAAGTTTGGCCAACAGTGCAGTATCCTGTCTGTTGTATTCTATGAACAATCCAAAGTCGTTCTTGTACAAGTTATCAAGCGATCCTTCGTAGACTGTTTTCCTCTCATCCAACTCATGTTCACCTATTGCGTCTAGCCTGAAACTGTGCCTTTCCTCATACGTGTATTTCCTGTATAGTTCTAACAAGTCCAAGTGTACACGTCCTACTAGATCAAAACTTAATTGTTCTCTGCCGTATTTTTCAAACACTCTCTTTTTGGGCTTTTCACCCCAGAAACAAAGACGCCTTGTGTCGTCCGAACTCAGCACTTTCTGTATTCTACCCACGGTGTATGGTATGTCATATCCCTCACTGTTCCAACCTGACAGTATGTCCGCGTCTTGCACCAGTTCTAGGAATGCGTCCAGCATGTCCTTCTCTTTTTCAAAAAGCATTGTGTTGTCAAATCTTTTTGTGAGCTCTTTGGCGTCTGCCATGCTGATAGTTTTGGGAGGTACTGCGAAGGTGACCAGTTGGTCCGTCCAGCTCATGTAACAACTTATGGCAGTTATGGGCATGAACGGATCATCTGTTGTTGAATAACCTCGATCGGGATCGAAGTCCACTTCAATATCAAAAAACATAACATTTAATTTGGGAGTTTCCTTGCCCAAGTAGTTCTCTTCTAAACACCTGAACACAGGATTGATATCATTCTCATACAGTTGTTTGTTAGATCTGATCCTCTGTTCTTTTATGAATTCTTTGTTGGTGGCACACTGGACTCTCTGTAACGGTGCACCCGTCATTGATCTATGTTTGCCCCTTGCGTCCTCGTAGTAGAACACATACCTAGCATCATATTCAACGAACACACGACCCTTCTTAGGGTCACGTTCTACAACGTATATCTTGTCCTCGTCCTTTTTAAAAAGTGCGTCTATGTAACTCATTGTATGAATACCTTGTATAATCCTATTGTGTTCATTATTGTGAACCAACCTGTAAGACAAGCAATCCAGATTAATCTACGTCTGATTCCTGCCCAACACATGGTGCTAGATCCAAGCCAGTACAAAGGGAACACTACACCCATTATAGGGTGTGGTGATGTAAATGTCAACACCGCTGATCCGCAAACTGTTACTACTACGGAAAACAGTTCTAGGTAGAATGCTGTTGAATCTGTGTTGTAACTGTTTACCCAAAATTCTTTGAGTAATTTTATCACTAAAGTTTGCCGGCTGTGTTTAGTATGCTCTCCAGGGTGTCCATCTCATCAGCGATGTTCTGGTAGTTGCCCTTGTGTGCAACTGATATCGCTTTGTTGATCAGTGCTGGTTTCAATTCTAGTTCTTCTGATATTGCTTTTACTGTGTCTTTCAATCCACCCTTCAAGTCCTCTAACTCACCTAGTACCTGTGAGCCTTGGGAAATGATTTGGATCAATTTTTGTTTTTCTGCATCGTTAAAGTTTCTTACTGCCATTTGTTTCTCCTTGTTAAGTCAATTATACAGTATATTACAGATTTCTGCAACACCTAATTAATAACTACGTTGTCCTCTTTCTTTTAACCAATTCTGTAATTCACGCACCTGATTTCTAATGGTAATGGCATCCGGTCCTTTTCCTTTTTTGTACCTGAACGGCAGGCCGTTTTCTTCTTCGCCATATCTTTCTATTAGATGAGAATAGTTACTCCAGTCGTTGTCAATCCATTCGATTCCGTAGTCCTCATGATTCCTGGCTATGGTTGTTCCAGGGAATGGGCAGAAACCTGATACATTGACAAAATCTGGATTGTGTGTCTCGATGAATTTTTTTGTTTGCTGGACAATGTCAGATGGTTCACCAGGTAGCCCAAATATCAAACCAATTTTAGTTTTGATGCCATTGTCTCTTGCTATTTGAATAAATTGTTCGATGTGTTTCGGTGTTTGCCATTGCTTGTTCACGGCCTTCATCACTTCTGCCGAAACTGTTTCAACCCCGATGCTTAGTTCTTGGCAACCAGATTTTGCGGCCACCTCAATTTGATGTTTAGTGCCCCTAGATGTGGTCTGGCCACGCCATTTCAATCGACTTTCACGTAGGGCATTCATTTGGTCTGTGAAAATATTTTTATTAGGATTTAGGCAAATCTCGTCCTTTAGTAGCACTGCTGTCAGATCATACTTTTTTTTAAGCATTTCTAGTTCTGCTAAAATAAGTTTTCCAGATCTGACATCTAAATAATTTGGCATATTGTATGGACAGTATGCACATTTGTAAAAACACCCTCTGCTCATATGTATCGCTGTTGCTCTTTCTTTAGTGGAAAACATATTTTCACTGATTATTGAATCCGCCGATAGGAAAGACCTGTCTACTATAATTTGGTTGTCAAAAGGGCAAGTTTTCCAGTCCACTTCTATGATGGGGCCTGAACCTTCACAGGCCTCAAGTAAGGCATATTCGCCTGGTCCAATTATTACTGAGTCCCAGATTTTTTTAGCCCAGTCACGTGTTTGACTTATGTGCTCTCCTCCTGCCACATGTTTAGAGTTTGGATATTTACTTTTTAAAGTTTTTGTGATGTCAGCAGATTCTTTTGCATCACCACTTTTCGAAATCCAATAGACATAACAATCAGATTCTTTGATGTCGTCCATGCTGTTTGTCCGGCAATCAAAAACGGAAATGTCATGTAGACTTTGTTGCTTCAAAACAGTTGCATAATAAAGAGACCAATAAGGAGTTTGCCTTAATGGATCTGCAAAGTAATGGTAACTAGGGATTATAATTTGTATTCGCACTATTGGAATACTTACCGTTATTTTTTCTTGGTGTTAACGTTTATTGCTTTACCACGCCTGTTGGGATTTGGATCTTTTCTTCTTTTTCTTTTTGCCGCGGATGCTCTGCCTTTTTTACCCAGTGCGTATGCTTTCTTGGCTGGTAAGCATTTGGGTTTACCCTCGCCTTTGCTCTTGCCGCCGCAGGCACCTCTAATTTTTCCTTTTGGTCCAACTCTTACCCATTTGTCCTTGAACCATTTTTTGAGATCCTCGTTAAGTGTTTCTTCAAACACTAATTCACCACAGTTAACACATATGTCTAATGATTCTCTCTTGACACAGTTTGGTACTCTTTTACCAAACATGGTCTTCATGCCCTTCTTTGTGTATCCCTTCCAACATCTGGTGCCTTCATCTACTAATGAGTCTAAACCGTATTCAGGATTGATCGCTCCATGTTTCATTTTGGCTATCATGTCCATCTGCATGGCTACCATGAAATCGTAATCACTAACATCTTTTGTCCTGTGCGTGTAAATTTTTACTAGAACCTCATCATAGAACACACCTAGGTCAGCATGGTGGTCCAGTTTCTCTTGAGGCTTGATTGTGTTTATAAGGAATCTGATCACTTCGAAGTAATCTTCAAACTTGTATCTTTTCTGCAGGCTGTTGTCCTTGTACTCCCAGTCTGGAAGGAACTTTGCCCGCAATCTCTCTATTTCTTCTTTGGGAAGATTGAGATACTCTCTGTCGGATCCTTCTTGTATTTCGTTTATCTTCATTTCTTGCTCTTGTTACCCCAATTGGCCGCACCCTTTTTACGACACTGTACTAGAGCACCAGAGGCATAGGCCGAAGGCCAAACTTTGTATCTTGATTTCACTTTGTGGTAGCAGGCATCTTGCTTCTCTGCTAATTGTTCGAATTCTTGTTCCGTGATTCCTGCTACTTCGTTGATTTTCATTTTTTTCCTAGAAGTGCTTTTTTGGCCGCTATTCTTTTCTGTTTTGCAGTCATAGGGGCCTTGCCGCCTTCCCATGCCTCGTTCACATCAGTAGTGGACTTGTCGTCTGCTTTGT